GTTTACCGCACAGCGGCTTTACTTGCCGGTCTTTGATCTGCAAGGAATGTCCACGTTGAAGGTCACTGTGGTTCCCAAGGGGATCACAAGCCAATCGTTGGATCGTTCGCGCGATAGCTTCGATTACCAGATCGATGTTGCGATTCAAAAGAAGGTCGCCAACGAGATCGCAACCATCGATGCGCTCATGCTCTTGGCCGAGGAGATCGGAGACTACTTTCGAACCAATCCACTATCGAGCTACCCAGGTGCTCGCTGCATGAACGTCGAAAACACTCCGGTCTACGCACAAGATCATTTGCAGGAATTGCGTCAATTCACCAGCGTTCTGACTCTTACCTTTCGACTTTGGAGATAACCGATGACGACCGGTGATGTTGGCCCATACCGCATACAGTTCACCAATTCGCGTGGTGTCACCCGTGAGATTCCTGGCTTGGATGACGTGGACGATATGTTCAAGGTCAAATCGATCCAGAAGAAGTTCCGAGACTCGTGGACTCGGACACTGACTGACCTTTGGGAAGTAATCACAAACGGAGGTTCCACCGCATCGGTCTCAGGGGGAGTTCTGACCATTGCATCGGGTACGACCGCAGGTGGTTATGTCGAACTGCTCTCCAAGGAAACATTCACGATTCCCTTCCGAGCAATGATCGCGGTGCAGTCGGGCGCAACTCGCCAAGCCAACACGCACCATATCATCGAAGCCGTATCGGTGGATTCCACTACCGGGATTCCGGACGGGAAGCACAGCCTTAGCATGGACATCGGTGGGGCTGCCAACACGACCGTAACCAATATGGTTTACAGCGTGCAAAACGGCGGATTGGTTCCGATCGCTTCGGCGGCCTCTACGATTGTTTCGACAGCCACCTATTCGATTCTCGAACTCGAACCATTCTCCGATGAGTGCTACTTCCACTCCCGCGTGATGGACTCCGCCACGGGACGGGCCAATTCATACGTCCGCCATCAGCAGATTCCCGATCCGACAGCCTCCTACAAGATCCGGATTCGATCGTCGAACCATCAAGGATTCAAGGCGGTATCCAACGCAATCGCCGGTCCTGGCAACGTCATTCGGCTCACGTCGACTGCCCATGGATACACGGGTACGCCGACAATTTGGGTGGAATATCTCAATGGTGTTACCAACAACGGAGCCGCCATTCGTGGCAATTACTCCGCGACGGTGATCGATGCCAACACGATCGACCTGACTGGGACGGTCTTTGGTGGTGCATATGTTGTAGGTTCTGGCCAAATCGCCCTCGCAGCCGCGCCAGCAGCCAACATTAATTTCCAATCCCAATTCATCAATTGCCAGGATTATGCGGAGCTGACCGCAGAAGTAACCGCGGGCCGAGGCCAAACGGTTGTGGGACAAGGTCTTGGAGTGATCTTAACTGGAGCGACCGCAACCACGACCAACATCGGAACGGTCACAGCCAACGTCGCTGGCCAAGCGGCCCACGATGCGGTCATCACCGGTAATCCCGTTCGGATGGCGGCCCGGGCTCTTACAGCAGCCTACGCGAGCGTCGCCACCGGGGATGTGGCGGATCTGGTTTCAACGCTTCAAGGGGTTTTAGTCACGCGACCTTGGCAAATCCCAGAACTCGAATGGTCGTATGTCGCAGCGTCCGGTGGTGTGATCAATACCACCGATGTTGTGATCGCAGCTGCTGCCGGTGCTGCTCTTCGTCGCTACATCTGCTCGATGCAACTCTCGAACAATTCGGCGGTGGCCACCGAAGTCGTACTCAAGGACGGAGCAACGATCATTTGGCGAGGTCATTTGCCAGCGAATGCACCTATGTCGGAGATCATCTTTGAGAACCCACTCAAAACGACAGCTAATACGGCGTTGAACTTCGCATGCATCACGACCGGTGCAGCGGTTTACGTCAACGCACAAGGATTCACGGCACCGTAAACCATGATCGACGTCAAAGTCACCACGAAAAAATCATTCGACAAGGTCAAAGCGAAGTCCCAGCAAGGCAACTTCAAAAGCCTGGGACATGCGGCTGCGTCGATTCGTCTGATTGCTCGGCGATCGATTCGGCGGCGACAGACCGCTGCGATGCCAGGCACACCACCCAACACACGACGTGGCCAACTAAAGCGTTCAATCATGTACTCCCTGGATAAACAGAGAGGTGTGGCCCTTATCGGACCAGACTTCGATGTCGTGGGAGCTGCGGGGAAGGCGCACGAGTTTGGAGGCAACTTCCGACGAGAGCGTTACCCAAAACGACCGTTCATGGGACCAGCACTAGAGAAAGTCAAAGACCGCTTGCCCTCAATGTGGGCAGGAAGCATTCGATAAGGAGAAAACACCATGCCAGCAAAACTAGGACTCGATGCAAAGCTTTACCGTAACGCCGGGACGTACGCGGCTCCCACTTGGGACCTCGTCGGTAACGTTCGAGATTTGACGCTGAACCTGGAAACAGGAGAGGCCGATGTATCAACGCGCGGAAATAACGGCTGGCGAGCAACCGTCGGCACCCTCAAAGACGCATCGCTGGAATTTGAGATGGTTTGGGATACAGCCGACTCAGACTTCGGTGCCGTACGCGATGCATTTCTGAACAACAACACGGTGGAATTCGCCGTGATGGATGGACTCATTACCGGAGCAGGTAGCAGCGGATCCCAAGGCCTGCGAGCCACGTTTCGGATCGCCAGCTTCTCGCGCAATGAAGCCCTCGAAGAAGCAATCACCGTTTCGGTCACTGCCAAGCCAACCTATTCGGCCAATCCACCTAGCTGGATGACCGTCGCCTAATCCCGTTTCGATTCTCTTGCTTACGGAAGGCATTTAGAAAATGCACAGTTTTGTGGATAACTCCCGACGTACCTGGGAAGTTGCGATCAACGTTGCGGCTGTCAAACGGATTCGTGGTCTCCTTGGCATCGATCTTTATGCCTTGGTTGACGATGGATTTAAGTCTCTCTCAAAGCTTGTCTCCGATCCGGTCACCCTGGCCGATGTGCTGTACTGCTTGTGCAAGGATCAAGCTGACAAACAATCGATCAACGACGAAGACTTTGGTCGAGCGTTGGCAGGTGATGCGATCACTCATGCTGCCGATGCATTCGTCGAGGAACTGATTGATTTTTTCCCAGATGCCCGCGCCAGGGCGAGCCTTCGCAAGGCGATCGAAGCGGGCAAGACCGTCAGGGACAAGGTGCTAAGCCACGCGGAGAAGATCCTCGATTCGATCGACCCGGAAACCGAAGCCAAGAAGTGGATCAGCTCGTCTGGCACTTGGCCGGAGTCCTCGGTTGTGACCCAGGACCATTTAGCCTCCGAGAGCTAATCGCGATGGGGGAGGCACGCAGCCAAGTCCTCTGGAATCACACTTCCTCGGTTCTAGCGATGCTTGCCAACATCCATCGTGATGCGAAACGCTCGAAGATCTACCACCCGTCGGATTTCAACCCGCACGCGAAGAAACGAATCAAACCTCGCACGATGGTTGGGATCGAAGCCCTCAAACACGTTTTCATTGATCGGATGCAAGAGAAGCGGTAACGATGGCATCAAGCTCCAGTATCAAAGCCGGTTCAGCGTACATCGAGCTTTTCACCAAAGACTCTCGTTTGGTGAAGGGACTCAATGATGCTTCGAAGCGGCTCGATGCCTTTAGCAAAAGCCTCCAAGGGATCGGCACCAAAATGGCGTTGCTCGGGGCCGGCGTAGTGGCTCCTTTGGCTGGAGCGGCCAAGGTCTTTGCCGACATGGGTAGCGATATGGTCGATATGAGCCAGCGCACCGGTGTGTCGGTCGAAGCCCTTTCAGAACTGGGATTCGCGGCCGAGCAGTCTGGGGCTGATCTTGGAACGCTCGAGGGGTCGCTCAAGAAGATGCAGAAAATGCTCTTCGAAGCGGCCTCCGGATCGCAGTCCGCTCAAGAAACACTCGCATCCCTCGGACTAAGCGTCGCGCAGCTCTCGAAACTATCGCCCGACGAGCAGTTCAAGGCGATCGCCGACCGAATGTCGCAGATCACTGATCCAACGCTCAAGACCGCGACCGCAATGGCAATCTTCGGGAAATCTGGGACGCAGTTGCTCCCGATGCTTCAGGATGGTGCGCAAGGAATTGAAGAGCTGCAACAGCAGGCTCGCGATCTGGGACTGACCATGGCAACCGAAGATGCCCAAGCGGCCGAAGCCTTTGGCGATCGCATCGATGTACTTTGGAAAGTCCTCAAAAAGACTGTCTTTACGATCGGCTCGGCATTGGAACCTGTCCTCTCGGCGATGATCGACTCGACGGTGAGGATCGTCGTTACCATCAGCGACTGGATCAAAAACAACAAAGAACTGATCGTCACTGTATTCAAGATCGGCATGGCGATCGCAGCCGGGGGAGCAGCGATCGTCGCATTGGGAACGGCAGTCGCTGGGATCGGAACGGTGCTCGGCGCGGCAGCCACGGTTCTTACCGGTGTTGGCAGCGTATTTGCGTTCCTGGGGACCGCAATCGCGGCACTGATGTCCCCGATTGGTCTGACCATCGCTGGTCTTGCGGCGCTGGTCGGTTACTTCGTCTATGCCAGTGGTGCTGGCTCGCAGGCGATGCAATGGCTAGGTGAGCGATTCAATGAACTCAAAGACACGGCTCTTGGTGCATGGCAGGGGATCGGTGATGCACTGGCTGCCGGTGACATTGCACTAGCAGGCAAAATCTTATGGCTCACTTTGAAAATGGAATGGCAACGTGGGGTGGGATTTTTGCAATCGAAGTGGCTGGACTTCAAAGGATTCTTTATCGGGATCTTCCAAAGTGCAGTCTACAGCGTCGCTGGTCTGATGACCGATGCGTGGGCAGGATTGCAAACGGGCTGGCTAGAGACCACCCATTTCATCGCCGATAGCTGGACCGTTCTCATAAGCCTGCTCCAAAAAGGATGGAATCGGTTCAGCGGCTTCTTTCAAAAGGTCTGGGCCCGCATCCAAGGTCTCTTTGGGGATACAAACGCCGAGGCCCAGATCGCCAAGATCAATGACGAGATCGCTCGCCAAGATGATCTGATCAACAACTCCCAAAATCAAACGATCCTCGATCGTGAGAAGCAGCGCCAGAAGGCACGCAATCAGATCGAGCAAGATCGCCAAGGCGCACAGTCGGCACTCTCCGACATGCAGGCCCAAGAGCAATCGGCTCTAGAGGCAGCCAATCAAAAGGCACTTGCTGATTCGGCAGCAGAGCTGGAGAAAGCCAGAGGTGAGTGGAAAGCAGCATTGGGTGAAGCAGCGCAAAAGCGTGCGGAGACATCCCCAGGGTCGACAAGCAAATTCTCTCTGTCTGGGCTCGGTTTACCAGACATGGGCGGCTTGGATCAAACCCTCGCCGAGACTAAGAAGAAAACAGATGTCGTGGGGACCTTCAACCCCATCGCTGCGATGAACCTCGGGGCCGACTCTCTGGGGGAACGAACCGCTCGGGCTAGCGAAGAGGTCGCTGCCAATACCAAGAAACTCGTGCAACAAGCCGACCGTGGTGGCTTGGTCTTTGGATAGGAGAATCACCAATGGCCGATCCCATCATTATCGAAAGATTTGATTCGAAAGAAATCACCGAGAGCAAAGACAATCCGACCCATGATCTGGTCTACATGATCATGAACACTGAGGAATACTCGGTGGCCAAAGGTCTAATTGCATCGACGGCTCCCGCGAAAGTCGGTGACTTATTTCTCGATGACTATCACATCGTCCATTTGGGCAACGGTGTCTGGGAAGGAACTGCGCGCTATGTCAAATGGAAAAGTGAGTCGCAGTATTCCTTCGACACCGGAGGTGGTACGCAGCATATCTCCCAGAGCATTGCCAACGTCGGCAAATACTCGGCAGCAGGATTCTCTTCGCCGGAGTACTTCGGTGCCATCGGTGTCACGGATGATCGTGTTGAAGGAACCGACATCACAGTTCCGGTTTTCAACTTTACCGAGACGCACTACATCGACAAGACGCTGGTGACCGGTGGCTACAAGCTCGCTCTGTTCAATCTCACTGGCAAGGTGAATGGTTCGGGTTTTAAAGGATTTGCCAAAGGGGAAGTGCTATTCCTTGGAGCAAGTGGTTCGAAACGCGGACTCGATGACTGGGAGATCACGTTCCGATTTGCAGCCAGCCCGAACGTGGCAGGCTTATCCCTTGGGAGCATTGGCGGTATTTCCAAAGAGGGATGGCAATACCTCTGGGTTCGTTTCATCGATGACGAAGATCCAACCGCCAAGGCACTCATCAAGCGACCGGTCGCTGCTTACGTCGAACAAGTCTATCCATACGGGGATTTCAGTAACCTCGGGATCGGAGTGTGACGCGTGGGAGACCAATTCCGCAAAGTACTTCCAGGCGATCCCCTAAAAATTCCAGCTGAGGCTTGGAATGCACTGGTGGATTTGTCTCAAGACCAGAAGAACCAGCGACACGATCAGCTCTCCCAAACCGAAGGCACATCGCGGCAAACGACACTTGCCAAGGTTCGCAATCAAACCGGAGTCGACCTGGATCGTTTTTCGATCGTCGCACTGGGCGCTCCGATTATCACTCCAGGAGCCAACCTCACCGAGTTCAAACGCCAAGTCAGTTTCCAAGGGCTAGTCCCGAGCGCCGGCACTGGACCTCGGTTTGGTGTTTTACTCGAACCACTGAAAAACAACCTCATCGGAACCGCAGCTATTGGCGGATGTGTGATCACACGCGTATCCGTTGGCTCGGTCGCATACAACGCAGCCGAAACGATCGTTGGTCAAAACGGCTATTTACGCAGCGTTCCTCACGGACCCGCATCCGTACTGTGGATCGAATCGACCGGCGCACTGCGATGGGCCGTGATTCGTTTCGATGATGCCAACTACGAAGAGATCGTCTTCATCACAAGCAACATCCCAGATGGCAATGGCTATTACCCAGGTGTGGTTCAGAAGTTTGACATCGCGACCAAATCGTGGGGCAGCGTTTTCGATTGCAAGGTGGTGGATGCCAACAAATGACCCTGTATTCACGTCGGTATATCGCCACTGCTGTAAACGGGTCGGTCGAAAGCCTGCCTGTGTATGCAGCGACCTGTACGCAACAACGATCCGGGCAAAGCCCCAAACGTCAGCTCGGACACTTTCTAGGAATGATCGATGGAGAACCATTGTATGCGGTATCTAGCTGTGAGTTTCCTCAGATGGGTCGTTACCTCATGCGTTATGTGGGTTACGACGGCCTGCCCATCTACGCCATCGTTTGCTGCGAGCAATCCTCGAGTGGCTCATCGGGGAGTAGTGGATCGTCCGGTTCATCGGGCTCCTCTGGATCGTCGAGCTCTAGCGGCTCGTCTGGCTCGTCGGGTTCAAGTGGCTCCTCGGGATCGAGCGGCAGCAGCGGGCCATCTGGATCCGGCAACCCTCCTGGATCCAACGGAAGCTCTGGTTCCTCCGGGCAAAGCGGCAGCTCAGGGACCAGCGGATACTCCGGATCGAGCGGTAGCTCTGGCAGCAGTGGATCGTCGGGATCGAGTGGTTCGTCTGGTAGCTCCGGTTCGAGTGGCTCTTCTGGCTCGTCGGGAAGCAGCGGTTCCTCGGGTAGCTCGGGTTCTTCAGGCTCGTCGGGTTCTTCGGGCACATCGGGCACTTCAGGTTCCAGTGGTGGATCGTCCGGTGGTTCCAGCGGCGCTAGTTCCTCAGGATCAAGCGGCTCATCGGGCTCGTCTGGTTCCTCCGGCAGTGGATCATCGGGGAGCGGTTCATCTGGAAGCGGATCTTCAGGTAGTGGCTCATCGGGTAGCTCGGGATCTAGCGGACCAAGCGGTAGCGGATCAAGCGGCAGTGGATCGTCCGGCAGCGGATCGCAAAGCGGCTCACAGAGTGGATCTGGCAGTCAATCCGGTTCGGGTTCGCAGTCAGGTTCCCAGTCGGGCTCTGAGTCCGGATCGCAAAGTGGTAGCAAGCCATCAGGTTCCGCTTCCGGTTCATCAGGACAAAGTGGTAGTGGATCTGGACCAAGCGGCACTGGACCCAGCGGTTCAGGTTCTGGCAGCAAGCCATCCGGTGGAAGCGCCGGCAGCGACTCGGGATCCAGTGGATCAGGTTCGGGCTCCGGCTCGGGAAGTGGATCTGGATCCAGCGGAGTTGGCTCCAGTGGTGTCGGTAGCTCGGGGCAATCGTATGGATCGAGCGGTGCAAGTGGTGGTGTTTCAGGAAGCAGCGGATCGGGTTCCTCGAGTGGTTGTTGCTGTCCCTGCTATTACCAGTGGAACGGGATCGGTTGGGTGCCCGTCTCGGTTCCCGATCCGTGTGTTGAGCAGAACGGACCGTTCGAGGCAGTCTGCATATGCGCAGGAAACCAGCCAACCGGTCAGGGTTCCTACATCGGTCAAATCGTTTACACGGGATGCGAACAAGGTGTGATATGAACAGACCCATTGATTGCAAACACAACGTGGAAGGTTACTGCCAGATCTCGTCCGAGTTGGCTCAAGTACCCGTACCGATTGCCTACGACGCATGTGCAGCGTGTATTCAGCATGCCAAACCACGAACCAAGAATTCGGTCACTTGCAGCAAAGCGATCCAGTACCGAACGCTCGTTGGCATGCTTCCAAC